TTCACCGACGTGTTTTATCAGGTCAGAATGTGGGATGCAATCATCTACAACTATCTTAAAAAGAGAAATATTGTTATTCCGCCAAAGGTTGGTGCCAAAAAAGATGACAAATATGCTGGTGCATATGTTAAAGAACCGATTCCTGGTAGTTATGATTGGGTTGTTTCCTTTGACTTGAACAGTCTATATCCACACTTGATCATGCAATATAACATTTCACCAGAAACTCTGGTGGATGAACCTCATCCAAGATGTTCTGTGGATAAAATCTTGTCTGGAACATTTATGGCAGATGGTCGTTATGCAACAGCAGCAAATGGTGCAATGTATCGCAAAGATGTGCGTGGATTTTTGCCAGAACTGATGGATAAAATCTATCAGGAGCGTACAATCTACAAGAAAAAGATGCTTGTTGCCAAACAAGAGAATGAAAAAACGCCATCAAGAGCACTTGAAAAGGAGATTGCGCGGTGCAATAACATCCAAATGGCACGTAAGATTCAACTTAACTCTGCTTATGGTGCTATTGGTAATCAATATTTCCGATATTACAAGTTGGAGAATGCAGAGGCTATTACTTTATCTGGTCAGGTCTCGATTCGTTGGATTGAGAACAAAATGAACGATTATCTAAATAATCTACTCAAAACAGATGGGGAAGATTATGTCATTGCATCTGACACTGACTCAATCTATCTTAATCTTGGACCTCTTGTTGATAAATTTTTTGGTAATAAGTCTAGCGATAAAGCAGCAATTGTTTCCATACTTGACAAGATCTGCCAAGATAAGTTGGAACCGTTCATCGAACAATCTTATCAGGAACTTTCGGACTACGTTTCGGCATATGACCAAAAAATGTTCATGAAACGTGAGAACATTGCTGATCGTGGTATCTGGACTGCGAAGAAACGTTACATTCTCAACGTATGGAACAGTGAGGGTGTGCAATATGCAGAACCTAAGTTGAAAGTGATGGGTATTGAGGCAGTTAAGTCTTCAACACCTGCCCCTTGCCGTAAAATGTTGAAGGATTCTTTCAAGATTATAATGACTGGAACAGAAGATGATGTGATTAATTACATTGAAAACTGTCGTCAAGAGTTCAGAAACATGAGTCCAGAGGATATTTCCTTTCCTAGATCAGTATCTGATGTAGATAAACACAGATCAAATGAAACAATCTATGATAAAGGTACTCCGATTCATTGTCGTGGAGCACTTCTCTTTAATCATTATGTGAAACAAAAGAAACTCACAAACAAATATTCTCTCATTCAAAATGGAGAAAAAATCAAGTTTCTTTATTTGAAAAAACCAAATCCAATTTATGAAAATGTGCTTTCTTTCATTCAAGAATGGCCAAAGGAGTTGGGATTGGATAAGTATGTTGATTATGATTTGCAGTTTGAAAAAGCATTTCTAGAACCATTGAAAGTTATCTTGGATTCAATTGGGTGGTCAGCAGAAAGAAAACCAAATTTGGAGGCATTTTTCTCATGAGTATGCTAGAATATCTGAACACTCTTAGGTGGTACTGATGGATTTTCTCAAAGACATTGTAAAAGAAATTGGTGATGATTATACCAAACTTGCATCAGACATTGATGAAACTGAGACATATGTTGATACGGGTTCGTACATTTTTAATGCACTGGTTTCAGGTAGCATATTTGGCGGTGTATCTGGGAATAAGATTACTGCTATTGCTGGGGAGTCTAGCACTGGAAAGACCTTCTTCTCGTTGGCTGTTGTTAAAAATTTTCTTGATAGCAATCCCGATGGGTACTGTCTTTATTTTGATACAGAAGCAGCAGTTAACAAGTCTCTTTTAGCAAGTCGTGGTGTTGATCTTGATCGAACAGTTGTTGTGAATGTCGTAACAATCGAAGAGTTTCGCAGTAAAGCACTGAGAGCAGTTGATATATATTTAAAAGCACCCGTAGAAGAACGCAAACCTTGCATGTTTGTGCTTGATTCTTTGGGTATGCTCTCAACTGAAAAAGAAATAACTGATGCTTTAAATGATAAACAAGTTCGTGACATGACAAAATCACAACTTGTTAAAGGTGCATTTAGAATGTTGACATTGAAACTTGGTCAAGCTAACATACCAATGATTGTTACTAATCATACCTACGATGTCATCGGTGCTTACGTTCCTACTAAGGAGATGGGTGGTGGTAGTGGCCTTAAATATGCCGCTTCTAGTATCATTTATCTTAGCAAGAAGAAGGAAAAGGATGGAACGGAAGTTGTTGGAAACATTATCAAGGCAAAGACTGCTAAGTCGCGTTTAAGCAAGGAAAACAAAGATGTGGAAATTCGTTTGTATTATGATGAGCGTGGTCTTGATCGATATTATGGTCTTCTTGAACTCGGTGAGATTGGCGGACTTTGGAAAAACGTTGCAGGTCGATATGAGATCGACGGAAAAAAACTTTATGCCAAACAAATTCTTGCAGAACCCCAAAAATATTTCACGCCAGAGGTAATGCAAGCATTGGACGAAACAGCACAAAAGGAGTTTAGTTATGGAGAAAGTTGAGAATCTTGTTCTCAAAAATCTCCTCTATGATGAAAAGTATTCTAGAAAAGTTATTCCTTTTATCAAGAAAGAATACTTTGAGGATCCTAGTCATAAAATTCTTTATGAGGAGATTTCTTCGTTTATTATTAAGTATGATGAGCTTCCTACGAAAGAAGCAGTATCGATTGAGGTTGAAAACAGAGAGGATCTAAACGAATCACTCTTTAAAGAACTTAGCAAGATTATTTCTTATCTTGATAAAGAACCTGCTGATTTTGATTGGTTATGTGACACCACAGAAAAGTGGTGTCGTGATCGTGCCATTTATCTGGCACTGATGGAATCGATTGCTTTGGCAGATGGAAAAGATGAAAAGAAAGGAAGAGATGCCATTCCATCTATTCTTTCTGATGCTTTGGCAGTATCATTTGATAATCATGTTGGACACAACTACCTAGAAGACTACGAAGAACGCTATGCTATCTACCACCGTAAGGAAGACAAAATCCCCTTTGATCTGGAATATCTTAACAAAATCACCAAAGGTGGTCTCCCTAATAAAACTCTCAATATCGCTCTTGCTGGTACAGGTGTCGGCAAAAGTCTATTCATGTGCCATGTTGCTAGTGCCGCGCTCATGCAGGGTAGGAACGTACTCTACATTACATGTGAAATGGCAGAGGAAAAAATTGCTGAGCGAATTGATGCAAACCTCCTGAATGTAAATATACAAGATATTGTTGACTTACCAAAACAAATATTTGATTCGAAGGTTAATAATCTTTCTAAAAAGACACAAGGCAACCTAATTATTAAAGAGTACCCTACGGCATCTGCACATGCTGGACATTTTAGGTCACTCCTTAACGAACTTGCACTTAAAAAGTCTTTTAGACCTGATATTATTTTTGTGGACTATCTCAATATTTGTGCCTCTTCGCGTTACAAAGGGTCTGCCAATATCAATTCCTATACACTTGTTAAGTCGATTGCTGAGGAACTTAGAGGGCTCGCTGTCGAAGCAAACGTCCCTATCGTATCTGCCACCCAGACCACTCGTTCTGGTTATGGTAGCTCTGACGTTGACATTACTGACACTAGTGAATCCTTTGGTCTCCCTGCTACTGCTGATCTTATGCTTGCCCTTATTTCAACTGAGGAACTGGAAGAACTGGGACAGATTATGGTGAAGCAATTGAAGAACCGATATAATGATCCCACCATCAACAAACGATTTGTAGTTGGTATTGATCGTGCCAAGATGCGACTCTACGATTGTGAGCAGTCGGCACAGAATGATATCCTTGACAACGGCAAGGAAGAGGAGTATGATTACAAAGAAACCACTGATTTAAAGAAAAAGTTCTCTACACTGAAATTCTAATGATTGATACTCAAAAATACGTTGAATTTGTTCGTGAAACCACTAGCGATCCGTCTCTGGATTATGCTGCATTTCTAACTCGTCTGAATACTCTGGAACTTGAAAATGATTGTAATGTCACTCAACTTCTGACTGCTGCTCTTGGAATGACTGCCGAAGCTGGTGAGTTTACTGAGGTTGTAAAGAAGATTATCTTCCAAGGTAAACCATATAATGAAGATAATATCTTTCATATGAAGCGCGAACTTGGAGACATCATGTGGTATATTGCCCAAGCATGTATGGCACTTGATATTAGTATCGAAGAGGTAATTCAGATGAACTTCGACAAACTGAGTGCTCGTTATCCTGAGGGTGCATTTAGTATTGAGCGTTCTGAAAATCGTGTGGAAGGCGATCTCTAATGCAAACTCTGATCAACTATGTTACTGCTTTCTGGTCTGTGGTTGTTTTGAACTGTGCCCAACCAGTAAACTGGAAGTATTGTTATCGTGTTGATCAATGGTTAGTTCCTGGAATCCAAGAGGGAGTTGAGATTTATTTTAACCCCTCTTCGATTTATCAAAAAGAAAAGGAGTATTTACTAAATAAAGAATAGGAAGAATACTTTTGCGGACAATGAATCTTAAAGAAGTAAAGGCATTGATGGAAGCATATGGTGATGTTTATGCTCCCCAAAAAGTAGAGGAACTTTATAAGGGTAAGCATGGCCAATCTGATAAAGAGTATGCTGACTCTCGCTCCCAAGGTGGTAAGATGGTCTCTGGTGACTCCAAGATGAGTGGTGCCGAATATACTCATGGTCGCAGAGTCAAGGCAGCAAACCCTGGTATGCAACCTGATGTAGGTGGTAAGACCAAACCCAAGTCTCAGGGTAGGATGGACCGTGGCACCCGTGCTGATCTTCAATATCGTAAAGCAAACTTAAAGAAAGAGGAGTTTGAACTCGATCAAATTATTGAGTCATTGGTTGAGAGAGGACACACAGAGCAAGAAGCATATGCTCTTGTTGCTCAATTCACTCTTGATGAAGCAGATTCTATTGCTGCAATGAGAGAAAGAGCAGCAAAGAGAAGAAAACAGCGTTATGGTGCTAGTGACACCAGTCGTGGTGGAAGAGATGATTTCAGACCTTATACCAAGGCAGATTATGAAAGAGGTGAAGAAAATGATCCTAGAAAGAAAGTAGAAGAAGAGTTTGATGTATTTGAGTTTGTCCAAGAGTTTCTCTGTGTAGAAGGTTATGCTGATGACCTTGACCATGCAGAGTGGATGATGGCAAACATCATCAATGAGGAAGCAATTGAGATTATTCTCAATCTAGAAGATCTTGATGAAGGTGTTAAGGAG